AAGGACTCTCTCCAGGTAGAGGTGACGGTCGTCGACATTCGCGGCGACAAGGTGAGGATCGGAGTCGAGGCCCCACGCGATGTGACGGTGCATCGCGAAGAGGTTCAAAGGGCAATCGATCGCGAGAGGGGTATCAAGCGAACCCCATCGCAAATGAAATCGATCACGGTGACTCTTCCTAATGATCGCTATCAAGAGCTCGCGGATGTCGCGAAGTTCATGGGCTGCGATGTGGAGCATGTTGCTTCCATCGTCATGGTCTCCGGCCTAGTCGCGATGGCTAAGACGCAGAACGATGAGACTGCCATGGTTTCTATGGATGTAGTCAACGATCTACAAACGGAAGGAGCTTCGCGTTATGGCGATTGAAATTGACCCGCCAGGCGGATTAATTCGGCTCGCAACTGGCTCGGATGTCGTAAGTCTCAATGCGATTCGCATGCACTATGAATCTTCGCGGCAAACCCGGAAGCTTATGCTTCTGATGGCTCGCCGCCTAAGGTTGTTGATGGATTGCGTCCCCGAAGCGGTAGCCGTAACGGAATGCCGAAACAACGGCGTGGTGGGCTATATGAACATCACCGAAAATCGCTGGCACGGAATCATCTTCGAGCCACTGATTCACCCACTCGCTTCTGATAGCCTGACCCTCAAGTATCACCTTCTGCTTTGGTACATGAGCCGTTACTCGCCTGTGAAAGTAACCGCCTTTGCGTCTCCTGCAAATGTGCCGTGGAAAGATCTTCTAGGGAAGTTTGATTTCACGCCGCCAACGCATCATGGGCAGGTGGAAATTTTATCCTTCCGCAAGACTTCTCGAATGGATTCGGAGATTGGCGATGCATGCCGATGACTCAGAGCGACAGATTCGATTTCGCCATTTGCTCGGTTCTAAATCGGGCGTGCAAGATACGTTGAGCTTCAAGCGGTTTCGCTTAAGCGATCGCGAGTGGTCGACGACCAAACGTCAGATCGAGTCGATCCTCACCGCGCACCGTAGCGAGACCGAACATTTGCGATCGACTCTCGAATGGGTCGAAGTATTGCCCACCAAGCTTCGAGCCTATCTCCTCGCGAGATTACTAGCCGACGATCCCCAGTTTGTCACGAGGCAAGCGGTGAGCTTACACGAGTCGATCGACGAGTACGAAGCCTATCGCCAAGAGCTCGGCACGAGTGCTAATACGGACTCGCAGGTGATGCACGATGTTGAGCGACTCAAATTGCGATGCCCATCGGATGTAACCCGTATCGATCGAGGCATACTTGAGGACCTGCTTTCGGAGCTTGCCGACGAGCACGGCTATGCACCGAACACGCTTGCAAGGCATGCCAAGAATTGGGCCGCATTCTTCACGTGGCTTCGCGACAAACGCAAATCCATTCCCCGCAATCCATGCGATGAGCTCGACAAGTCCATCGGCACCAAATCGAAAGACGAAGTTCAGGCGGAATGGGTTGATCAGATGGTGCGATCCTGCAAGACGACGGAGGAGCGGTATTGGCTCCGGCTCGTGCAGTGGACCGGCTGCCGGCTGCGAGAGGGGCTTTCACTGCGAGTGGGTGATTTCGATCTCTCGCGATCGCGAATCATATTCACCGAGACGAAGAACGATCGCCAGCGCGTCAATCCGATCTATCCGGCGATCGCTATCTACCTCCCTGAACTCCTCCATGGTCGTTCCTCGAGCGATCGAGTTCTGACACGAATCACCGAGCACACTTGTTACGACTGGCTCTATGAGCTCCGCGATCGTGTCGGTGTTCCACAATGGGAGCCACCGTATAACGCGTTTCGAGCGACTCGGGCCAATCAGCTGGCTGCCGATCCCTCGATCACGGCGCAGCAAGCAGGCCTCTTGCTGGGGCACTCTGCAACAGTTGCCCGTCGGAACTATTTGAGTGTCGAGGATTCCCTTCTAACGAGGCTCGCGACATGAATGCAGCTCAACAGCAACCGCAGAAAGATTTCGGCGATCTGCTCGCCCAATGGGATTCGGCTCGGTGGAGCATCGCATGCAGAGAGATGCAGGTACGAATTCTGCGCGGGTCGATCGAGGCAGCGCATCGGGTTCTCGCTCGATTCATCGTCGAGGCGAATCCCGGCCTCGCAACGCTCGACAATCACGTGAGCACCGTATTTGGGGCCCGGATCGCCGGCATACTCGAGAGCGAACGGTTCGAGTCCTTGCGTGCTGTTGATCAAGCCACCGACGAGCAACTGCTCAGCATTCCCGGAATGGGGGCTCGCAATTTGGAGGCCATTCGTGAGACCGTTGAAAAGGTGAAGCGAAGCGAATGCCTGGCGATCCCACCCGATGAGGAGTACGAACGACTGATTGATGCGGAGCATGGATACTTCGCGAGACAATTCTACGCACCTGCCGCCGCCAAGAGGGACGCGAGCAAGTCGAAGGAGAAGCCTGTTTAGACCATGCGAACTTATCGTGAAGACTGGACCGCCGAACAATACGCCAAGGCATGCCGCGAGCAGCTAGATGCCGTTCGTGATGTCGGATCGAGCAAGCCGGAGTGGGCTCTCACTGCTTCGGAATGGAGAATAGTTTCGAGCTTGTGGCTCTTGATTCAGCGAGGGGTACTCATTATCCAGCTGGAGCGAAAGCAACTCGATCGATTGCGATCGCAAGATGTCCGCATCCAAGCGGATCGCTACATACGGAGCCATGGGCTCACAATCGAGATCGCTGCTCGAGCAGCCGGCTGCGAGGACGATCTCGAAACTTATTCACGCATTGAAGCAGAGAGGCCGGTGCTTCATGGTTAGCGAAATGAATGATAATGAGTTGATCGAGTTCGTTCGATCCTATCGCGAGCCGATGCCCCTCGACGAGGTCGCAAACGATCTCGCGACTCTTGGACGCTGCGGAGCTGCGATCACAAAGGCGAGCAGGGCTAAATGGACTCGCGATCTCCGACGGCTCGTGGCTGAGGGCCGATTGCAAATGGACAGGTCGAAGATGCTGTCGATTCCTGCTCCACCGCCGCCAGCTGCGAAGCAAGCCTCTGCACCTGGTTTGCCTCGCGTTCTTTCTCAGCAACTCACACTCTCTCTGACGGATTCGCAATGACTGAAAACGAGACAACACAACTTCCTCCTGTCGCGGGAGGGGATCTTGATCCCAAGGATGAAGTCAACTTCGTCGAGGGCGATCGCACGGAGCTATGTCAGGTGGCCATCGACTTCATTCGATGCGTGATACGCTCGGATCCCTTTGAGTCCGGAGACGAGTGGAAGCAGTCCCAGCGAACAGCGAGCGAGGAAGCAACCTACGAGGCTGCATTGGCTCTCCTCCGGAGAGAGTTCGCAGCTGGTCCAAAGGCTCCTCAGTTCCACACACTTGAAAGGAAGGTGCCAGGATGAGCACGGCCACCCCAGCAAAAAGGCTCGAGGATTCACAGGGATACAAGTCTCTTTTGGCTGCCGTCCAACGCGACGTGGACAGTGGAGACAATCGAGCGATGCCCCATTTCGCATGGATCATTGCCAGGATCCACCACTATGCAGACAAGACGGGAGTCGACGCCGGCGAGCTTCTGACTAAATGGGAGTCGAAACGGTCCTACTGGTATATGAACTTTTACCAGGACGCTAATCAACCCAAGCTGGACGATTCGGTGAGAGTGTTTCAAACGCTAGATGAGCTAATGAGGTCGCTGGAGGGTATGGGGTTTCGTTGCCCTAACTGCAAGGGCGAGAGTAGCAATCCCTATCAATGCAACTCAGGCCTAAAGGTGAAGCTGATCAATGGAGGCAAGGAGCCGGAGACCTGCAATTGGAAATCGTACGGACTCTTTGGAACACTCGGAAAAGGGGTGTCGGTCTTTGTCGTTTCAGAACTAAGCGTCGAACACTTCTTCATGCCGCTCGCTTGGGAGTACACCAAGGAAATTCACGTTACTGAGGCCCCAACCACCGCATCGGAGGAATAGCATGGCGAGTAAAGAGCATCCAGACATGAGCGGCAATCCATGTGACGAGCCAATAGTCTGCGATCAATGCGACGATCCGTGTGACGAGAGTAATCTTTACGGGTGTCTTTTCGACGAGAACAAGAACTTTTGCACCCCGGAATGCGTGCATGAGTACCAACAACTGGTTTTAGAGTTGAATGCAACTCGCGAGGAGGTTTTTCGATTGAGTGCGGAGATCGAAAACGAAAGCTCGGAGGGGATGCGAATGTTCCGAAAGTTGGAATCGCGGATGCAGCAGGAGATTCGACGTGCAGAAGAAGATGGCTATGCGCGAGGGTTGCGGGATGCTCAGAAGCACCCAGAAGAGCTTGGGCTTTGTCGCTTGTCATTACAAGTCAGTGCGGACTGAGTAACGGCTATGGATACCTGGATGCACCGAAGTGTATCGCAATTAATAGGGGTTTAAAAATGGGAAGAGAAATTACAAGTCACAGGCTGAACGGACTCAACGATGCTTTGCTTATCAACGTGCTGGACGAGCCGGGGCATGGAAACGCATGCCACGAATACCAGATTAGGAGGTTTGTGCGTCACGATGACGACATCGAGCTGTGCAACATTCAGTTTCAGAAAGGCCCGATTCTGGAGCATGGAGTGAACGGAATCAGCAATGAGGCATTGTTGGCCGTCGTCGAAGATCGCTTGCTTGGCTTTCAAGCTGGGGAGTTCGCTTGCCGCGAAAACGCTCTTGCTCTAACCGCGATTCAAGAGGCGATGATGTGGTTGCAGAAGAGAACTCGCGATCGCCTGGCTCGCGGTGTCGAAGGAACCAGCAAGGTCTAGACGATGAGCAGTCGTAAGATTCGTGTGGCATGCGTGGAGTGCAAGACGCACTTCTACCTATCGCCTCCTTACAAGCCGGATGGCAATACCTGCCAGGATTGTTACGAGAAGCTGAGCCCCTCGACGGCTGGAGAGTGCGCATGGTGTGAGCGGATCATATCCGTCGGAGATCGATTTCGTCGAACATACGGCGGAACCATCTGCGCTGCATGCAATGAAAGAATGGCATGGGAGCCAGACTACGACGTGGCTGGCTTTCACGCAAAGGTGCTTGTTTAAGTTTTGGATCGGTAGCTCAGTTGGCAGAGCGATTCATATTCGTTGAGCCTGAAGGAACATGTAACCAGGATGGCAATAGGGCGATGAGAATAGGTCGCGGGTTCGACTCCCGCCTGGTCCTTTGCTCCATTGATGGAGCTCAATCGGTGCGCAACATGCGCGTGAAACAACCTGGAGATTGAAAATGAAACTTGGACCATAGGCACAACTAGACCGACGAGTTGCTAGTGCTCGATCGAGGTTCAACTTGCAATGCGAACCGAGATGAGAGGCTTTTGACTCGGACAATCGAATCGAGAAAAGGTGGGTAACACCCGCCGCGCTTATTTTGCGCACTGAACCGATCGGGAAGCCTGATCGGGACCGCTCTCGCACGCACATAACCGGCGAGAAAGCGACCCAAAAAACGCTGTAAACCACAGTCTTAGTAAGACTGTTGGAACTGGGAAAAACGCCCCTAAAAAATAGCGATTTACAACGGGATTTACAACACACGTTGATAGTCTGCGAACTGGAGCTTTTGGAATGGAAAACCCAACACCGCTTCTCGAGTACATCGAAGGCCGCGATTTCGAAGCCGAAACGAAACGCGCCTCGCTCGCTCGGTTGCTGAAGCTCACGGAGGATGCATTGAGAGCCAAAGGGATTGGGCTCGACACACCGGCAGGAAAGATAATGCGGCTCGTGGTACGGGTCGCTGGGCTTGGTGTGCTGCGACGCACTCGGCGCGAGATTGCAGAGGATCCGGACGTCGCGTGTCACTATGGCTCCGTAGCTCGAGCAGTGAGGCAGCTGGAGGAGCATCGCCTCCTGCGGCGAGGATTCTTCACTCAATGCGATCGCGTCGCCGGTCTCATCCTGCAGGCCGATCTATCCGCAATCAGCGACGCATCCGAGCAGCAACAACCGCTCGTCGAGCATTGGCTGCAGGAGCACCAATCGGGACCTCGGCACCCCGTAGCCAGACCCGTAGCGGATACCGTAGCAGCCCCCGTATCCGCACCCGTAGCAGACCCCGTATCCGCACCCGTAGCAGACCCCGTATCCGCACCCGTAGCAGACCCCGTATCCGGGGTCGTATCCACCCCCGTAGCGAACCCCGTAGCAGACCCCGTATCCAAATCGATTCCCTCTTTATATCCCTCTTACCCTAATACCCATTCCCCATCGTCCCCGACATCCCTGGGAACATCCGAACGATCGGTCGACGTCGACGATGAGGAATCAGAACCATCGCTTGATCAGATCGGCCGAGCTGCCGTGAAGCTCCGAGACTCAGCCAGGCGTCGATCACCAAAGCGAGCCGAGGAAGCTCGGGAGGATCTTTGGCTGGTCGCCTACGTTGGGCTCGCGATCGATAGCGAGAAACTCATCGACCATTGGGTTCGAGCAGCAAACCGAAAGCATCCGGAAGACTTTCCAGATTACTTCCTTCGATGCGCGAAGATCTCTTGCCAGGAGCAGGGGATCCAATTCGCCTGGCTGCGAGAGCGATGCCCACCATGCCCACGGCCTTCATCCTCACGCCCTCAACCTCAGCGAGAGACAGCATGCAGTTGACTTAGGACAGCTTGCGATCAGCGAGAGAGCTGATCGCGACTAACGGTAGATACGATTCATAAACACCACCACCCAGGAGCGAAAATGACGAAAGAACAAGGGCGACTAAGACTTGAGCAAATCAAGCGTATCGTGGACCGAATTGATTACCTCGATTGGACGATTCACATCGAGCCCGTCAATGAGGACCCCGAAGGGCCGATCTATCTGCAGGTGTCTTTCGATGCTTGGGACATAGCGTCGGGCAAGTTCCAAGTTCAGCACGGTCGTAAATGGCTCGTCTCTCGATACTCCACCACGAGCGAGATTGTTCAGACGGCTCTGAAGGCAGTCCTAGCAGCTCAGGAGCACGAGGTCCGTGAAGGATTCCGGTACAAGGGCAAAGCGATTTTCGGGCCTCACTTTGATGTCGATGACTTGGCATATCGAATGCCGATGTCGGACCTAAGGGGTCTCCCGCCAGGTTGGAAGCTGGAGCAGTTCCCTCGCGAGCTGGACAAGACCAAAGCCAGGCCAGATGCTCACACCAAAAATCGCAAGCATTGGCACCGATTCTTTTTGATGCTTGAACGAATCAGAGGCAGCCGCCATGGATGAGATTTCAAAGTTCACGCGAGACGACGCTAGGAATATCTTCACAGATGCGGGCTTCAAGAACGAGCAGTTAAGCAAATCGGATGTCGAGCAGCTTCGCGATCGGATCAACAAGCATTTGGTGGCCGGTGATTTCTTTTACCGATGTGATAGTAAGGTCAAAGTAGGTGAGTCAGGGAGTGGGTTTGAGTTTGCGATCACATGCTCCTGCGACTACTTCGATCAACGCGAAGCGGTAACGTTCTATTCAGCTGGCGATTCCTTGAGCATTGGATTCGCAGGTTGGGCAGACGATGAAAATGTGCGACCGATTCTCAATGCTTTCTCTTATTGGGCTATCGGAGTGATTTCTCAACACATGAAAAAGGAATCCGATGCCTATTCAAGGAGGCGTGTACTCAAAACGGTTTTGAAGGGGAAGAGATGATGCAGCCAACGGATGAACCTTACTCCAATGGAATGACTTGCGAGAGCTGCAGATATTGGAGACCAAAAGGCCCGAACCTAAAAAGATTCCGATCAGGATCGTTGTTTGGTTGGTGCTATAGGTATCCGCCGCAGCTGGTCGCACTTGACGGAGGGACTGAAGTGCACCGGCCGTACATTCATAAAGACGAGTGGTGCGGCGAGTATCGCAGTTGCCAAAATCCCTCCGATTCCGCTAGGCTGCACAAAGCCATGGACGACGGTTGCACCGATGGAGCGGTTTGCCCTTAGCGAGACTCTCCTGCGATGGATCCGGAATACGATTGGTCACGACGACACGAGCCCGATGTCAAGGCTGCGATCTGCGAGCATTTCTACCCAATGGCTCGCATGCTCGCAATGAAGCGATTTAAGCAGCTGAACCGTAAAGTCGATCGAGATGCGCTCGTTAGTGCTGCGGGTGAAGGATTGCTGAATGCGATCAAAACATATGAGCCGAGCAGTTCCTCATTTCGCACCTACTGCGCGATGAGGATCCAGTTTTCGATTCAGGATTGCCTGCGATCGCTGGACCATCTTAAGCGACCAGCTCGGAAACGCATTAAGAAGAACGCGGCGGATTCTCTAGCAATTCAGCATTCGCTCGGTCACCCAGTCAACGACGATGAGTTCTTTGAGCATACGGGCGCAGAAAGAGCTCGAGAATGTAATCCAGTACCACTCTCGGCTCTCGAGTTGGAACGCGTGAGGCTACGACGCTTAGAGACGGGCCTCGATCGAGACGACGCACTCGTCTCGGCCTTCAGGAGCTTGTCGATCGACGAGCAGACCATTATGAACCTCTATTGGTTCAAGGCTGCGAAGATGCACGAGATCGCAACGATCATGGGGCTTGCCGAAAGCCGAGTGTCACAAATGATGGGAGCCATTCTAAAAAATCTCAGAAAGCAGCCGGAGAGGCTCAAAGATACTTTAGCAAGGTCCTGATTTGGCCAATACCAGACAGATAGACACACCGCGAGCATCGGCTCACGGGATTGTTTTGCTATCTGCTATGGGCGAATCGCTTGACTATTCTTCAACCTTCTCGAATCCCGCCGCGCGGCCTCACTGTAGAGGTGGACTCGGTGACCATCCTACAAACCACTCTGTCGATTGGCCTTGAGTTCCGGGCGATGGAGATCGACCCGATCGATTGCCACCCGTGCTATCGATCCTATGATCCGATCCCGTTCACGAGGCAGGAGCGGATCCTCCTCGAGCGAGCTATCACGAAAGCGACCTCGGTCGCCGTCACGATCCCTGAGCCTCCATGCGTGTCCTGGGGGCTCTGGCTGCGAGAGCTCGCGAAGGACACTCCCAAGCCTGGTTGGATATGGCTCGATGGCGAGGTGACCGTATCGGATCTCCTCGTTGGTTATGGGCTCCGTTCGAGTACTCCTCCATTCCCGCTCGAATCGAACGGCTTCGCTGCGGTCCTCACGGATCGGATCGAGGAGTCGCGTTCGATCCGACCAACGGAGCGACCGCAAACCGGTCTCACTCTCGGAATCTCGCAACCGGTTCGATGCGAGAATCCAATCGACGGATGGACGATAAGGACGAGCTGCGGTGATGAGCTTGAGATCTGGTTGATCGATTGCTACTCGGATCTATCGAAACTGCAGTCTGCATACGATGCGGCTTGGGATGCGATGACCAAATCGAAGCAACTCGCGGTCACAATCCCTCGCCCAATGAACGGCCCGGAGGATTGGGTGGGATCGCTCAAAGCCAACTCGAGGCACTCGGGATGGATCTGGCTCGATGAAACGCTAACGCTCAACGAGCACCTAGTTCGCGAGGGTCTTTGCAAGGAGATGCCGTTTTGAACAACGACCCACGCCGCGCTCTCCGACAATCTCGGTTCGGATCCCAGCCTCGCCGAGCTGCTCGTGTTTGCCCCAGCTGCGGGGCGATCGCTCGCGCGTACAAGAGCACTCCCGAGTTGACCTACTATCGCTTCGCGTGCGGTGCACCGAGCTACAAGCAATCGCGGTCCACCATCGCCATCGAGCAGCTTCGCCAGAACCCTCGACAGGTACACCCGAAGGGCTGCGGCTAACGAAAAACCTCTTATGCGGAATTGTTGACATTCCGCATAAGCCAGTGTACAATCGTAAGCAGAAAGTGAAACAGCCTCCCGTTTTGCAGGAGGCTGTTTGTTTTCACGAGGCATTGGCGTGCCTTGTGCCCCCGTAGCTCAATTGGATAGAGCAAGCTTTTTGCGAAGGCTGGGTTAGAGGTTCAATTCCTCTCGGGGGTATTTAAGTTTATATCGTGTTTCCCGAAAGGCAACTAGACCGATGAGTTCGTCGAAAGAAAAACTCTCGCAAGTGTTGCTCCCAATTCACATCCTCCTGGACAAAGCGAGGGAGGACTTTCCAAGAATCGCTAAGAGTGTTGGGCTACCGATTTCAACACTGGATGCAATTGCAGATGGGCAGACTCCAGGGCTAGGCCTCGAAGACTTCGTGGCATTGATTGATTACTTCGGGCTCGAGCTAAGAAAAACGAGTAAGAGGAAAACGACCCTCAACACTACACTGGCTGAACTTGGGCTCAATTGCTCGAGTCGTGATTTTCAAGTGGAGGTGATTGATGCTTTCCAAGACGGCTACCCAGACACGACAGTCGATGACTTGATCACTAACCCCAAAGAGGCCATGAGATTCTGCCTAGACACTCGATCTCGTCTTTCTGAAAAAGGAATCTGCTCCAGGCTTGGACGCGACAAAATCCCCGATCACCTAATCCTCAGATCACTGTTTAACGCCAGGAAGGATCCAACACTTCCTCGTATCTACAGAAAGCGAACGCGATCAGAGAGCTTAGCAAAGAGCCTGCAGCAGTTTGGGATCGATGCAACGAGAGAGTCGTTCATCGAATTTCTTCAAGATAGCTTCGCTTCAATGTACAAAAGCAAGACACTCGATGAGCTTTTGGTTTACCCAGCAGAAGCCGAACAGCTTTGCATCTACCTTAGAAAGCTGCTAGGCAACAAGTCTGTTCCGAGCAGCTTTTTGCTCAAGACCCTGATGAACGCGAGAAAAGCGATCAATAGTTAAACCAAAGGCTCTCGATCTTTGTTGGCTTAACTTTGCTTCCGCTGCTTTTGTTATCGATTTCAATGTCGATTCGCCTTAGCCCCTGCTTTTTAGCGAAGCTGTCGTACATAGGGCTTCTGTATCCACTCAAGATGAACTTACCCTCAATACTATTGAGGGATGCCAAGAGCTGCTCGTGCTGCTCAGTAGCCAATTCGTGCTCGTAGCATTTAGTTGCTGTCCGAGTTTCGTGAAGGTAGGGCGGGTCGAGGTAGAACAGTGTGCTGCATGAATCTTCTCTTCGAATAACGGTCACAGCATCCTCTGACAAAACAACGACACGCTTGATTCGAGCATGGGCATCCTCTAGGCCCTCGATTGCAGACAACCAAGACGAGACCTGTTCGTTCATTCCTCTGCGTGTTCGTTCTCGCGACATTGTGGCAAAGTCTCGACCGAGTCCCTGTCGAGACTGTCGATATTGAACAAAGAAGTCTAACGCGCGAAGCACCGGGTCCTCGGACACCCTACTTTTAGATTCCTCCCAACGTGGCTTCGAGAAAGGCGTCGCAGAGGCAAGTCGCTGAAACTTGGGAAAGAGTACTTCGTCCCCAAGTACACGCCAAAAGTTGGCCAACGATCCGTTGAGGTCGTTTACAACTTCGGAATGAGAATCGACCAGTTCCCAGGGCTTGGCAAAGAGCACAGCTCCACCGCCGAAGTACGCTTCCACATAGTGGGTATGCTCTGGAAAAAGCGAAACAATCTTGTCCGCGAGATACTGTTTTCCGCCGTGCCACTTGAGCGGAAGTGAATTTGACTTTCGAACCATATGCGTAACTCCTTTGCACCTATCTTAGCGCCGGATCCATCCTAGCGCAATGCGGCAAATCAGCGCGCACCTGGTCTAGTACCAGAAATCGTAATGTGACCCAATAGAGAATTGGTATCTCTAGATCGCGCATTGTCCACAGATACCGTAAGTTCGGGAAATGAGCTACGAAGCGCATAAGGCCCGAGTCAACACGCGACAGCGACAGGCAGCTGAAGACAAACGCGACGTCGGGCGCATACCACGCCCCAAAAACTACAAACGCCGCCAGGCCTGCGAACGGAACCTAGAGCGGTATCTGCTCACGTACTACCCGGAGAGCTTCCCAAAGCCTTTCTCAGAAGATCACCTCAAAGTGATCAAGTCGATTGAAAAAGCGACTCTCGAGGGCGGTCTCTTTTGCATCGCAATGTCTCGAGGATCTGGAAAGACCACGATCCTCATTCGCGCAGGTAACTGGGCTCTCAGCTATGGTCACCGTCGCTTTCTTGCACTGATCGAAGCGGACGGCCAGGCGGCCGAGGAATCACTCGACGTTCTCAAGATCGAATGGGAGACAAATGATCTCCTCCGCGAGGACTTTCCCGAGATCGCGATCCCGATTCGAGCTCTCGAGGGAATCACCCAAAGAGCCAACGCGCAAACGTGTCTTGGTGATCGGACTCTCATTACCTGGACAAAGAAAGAGCTCGTCTTTCCGACGGTACCGGGGAGCAAGGCGTCCGGAGCGACGTTCCGTTGTTCTGGGATCCTTGGCCGTATCCGTGGGATGCAAACGGTCACTGCGGATGGCAAGACTCTGCGGCCCGATTTCGTCCTCATCAACGACCCGCAAACCGACCTCTCGGCCCGATCTGAGATCGAATGCGCCAAGCGGGAAAAGGTCCTCTCCGGTGCAATCCTTGGTTTAGCAGGACCAGGCCAACGCATCGCAGGGTTTGCTGCGGTGACTGTCATCCGCGAGGGAGACGTCGCCGATCGGTTGCTCAATCCCAAGCTCAATCCCAAATGGCACGGGATGCGATGCAAACTGGTCTACGATTGGCCCGCCGAAACGAAGCTTTGGGATCAGTATCTCGAGATCCGCGCCGAGGAGATCGATTCCGGTGACGACACGCACCCCAAGGCAACGGCTTTCTATCGCAAGAATCGAAAGGCGATGGACGCTGGGAGCCGTGTTGGGTGGGAGGCTCGATACTACGAACACGAGATCTCGGCGATTCAGCATGCGTATGGATTGCGAGCGGACAATCCAGACACGTTCGATGCCGAATACAACAACGAGCCGAAGCCCACGATCGCGATATCGACAGAATTGCGAGTCCTTACGAGTGACGAATACTGTTTGAGAGTCTCTCCAACTCACAAGCAACGAAAGCTCCCGGATTGGGTCGAGCACCTAACACTCGGCGTTGACGTACAAGAATCCACTCTTTGGTGGGCTTTACTCGGAACCAGCCCTGATTTTCGCGGGCTCGTGGTCGATTACGGGATCTGGCCCGATCAGGGTGTCGATTATACGACTTTAGCGCAATGCGACCGCACATACCTCAGGGCTACTAAACAGACTCGCCCCTCCGAAGCGTTGATCAAAGCTCTGCAAATGCTCTCTGTTGAGCTCTCCACGAGACAATACCAGCGGGACGATTATTCTGTCATCCCGATTCGCCGAGGCATTGTGGACTCCGGTCACCGCACCGAGGCAGTGTATCGATTCTGCGATGGATTCGATGGAAGCATAAATTGGATGCCATCCAAAGGCTTTGGTGTAAACGCGAAGAACCGACCGTGGGAGATGATGAAAAGGCTGAAAGGCGAACGGTATGGGTTCGGCTGGAAGATGCCACCCGGCAAAAGGTTGCGCGGAGCAAGAAGCGTGCATATAGACACTAACCGATGGAAGACGTTCGTCGCGGAATCTTTCTCGGTCGATGATGCGGATCCAGGAGCTTGGCAATTGTTCAAGGCGGGACCTTCTCGACATCGCATGATCGCAGATAATCTGTCTGCTGAGTATCCCGTAGAAACATCAGGCAACGGGAGAAAGCTATACGAGTGGTCGAAAAAGCCCAACCGCGACAATCACTTCCTCGACGCGCTCATTCTGGCCGGAGTCGCCGCCAGCATGGAGGGAGCGACCTCTCCAGCCGAAACCCTTGCCACCCGACGCAAGCCTCGCCGATCAACCTCCCGATCGCTTAGCGAGATGAAGCAAGCGGCTGAGAGTCAGGCAAGCAAGCCGCGGCGGAAGACGCTCGCCGAAATGCGAGCGGCTGCGCGAGGTTGAGTATGGCAATGATGTCATCCGCCACTTTTGGGGACGTGTGGTAACTTCTTCGCACCAACGAATTCATTGGTGCCTTCGCCGCGATTCAGTCATTTCTTGATTTGGATCCCCCTGTGTTATGTTCCATGGACGCTGAAGATTCGCGTTGGGAAGTAACTGCAAAGTCTGTACTCGTGGATGAAGCAGAAAACACTTCGCGACAGAATCCGAAAAGAACGAGAGCAAAAACGGGACAGCGTGTCCTGACTCGTTAAAAAAAGAAACCGGCCGAGCGGCAGATTTGACCCCTGAGCTCGACCGGATTTCAATCCCCCACTTTTTGAATGGAGTCTCATTCACATGTTAGTTGATTTTTTGCCGATGTGGCTATTGGAATTGCTTCTGCCCCTTGGGCCATATATTGCGACCGGTGTCTGCTTGCTGGCCGGTTACGCGATCTGGCTTTTTAATCTGATTGTGGGCGAAATCATAAAGATTGAAGTCAACAGCAAGTGGAAGAAGTGGAGGCGAACATGAAGAAATAATTGCGCATGCTAATTGGTAGCGACTCGACGGGGAATTGAGACATGGTGCTCTAGGTTCGAAGCCTATGAGCACCAACAATTCTCCGATCGACGCAGAGCAGATTCTCAACAATGCGACGGGTCCCCAATCGGTGAGCACGGACGGGCTTACCGTGACGGCTCGATCGACCCGCGATCAACTTGAGGCGCTCGACGTCGCCGCCGCCAATCGAAACGCTACGAAAAAGCGACGTGGTTTGCTTTTCGCGAAGATCCTTCCTCCCTCGGCCGTTGGCTGCGATCGGAGGGGATAATGCTCGTCGATCAGTACGGCAATCCACTCTCTCGCCCCGCTCCCGAACGATCTCGACGATCCTCCCCGTCCCTCCTCGCGAAGTACGATGCTGCGCAGGACACGCCGGAGAACCGAAAGCATTGGGCTTGGGCGGATCACGATTCGGCCCTCGCTGCGAACTCGATCGAGGTCCGCCGTCGACTCCGATCGCGGGCTCGGTACGAATGCCATCAAGCGAACTCGTTCGCAAAAGGGATCTGCCACACACTCGCCAACGATACGATCAGCACAGGCCCGGCCCTGCAGGTCACACACCCCAATAGGGATCTTGCCAAGAAGATCGAGTACGAGTGGCGATTGTGGGCTCGGAAAGTCGGATTGGCTGCCAAGCTCCGTACGGCTCGATTGTCGAAAGTGATCGACGGCGAGATCTTTATCTTGAAGAGCACCAACCGGCGATTGCGAACTCCGGTGCAGCTCGACATCAAGCTCGTCGAGTCCGATCAGATCTCGACGCCTGGCTACGTCGACGGATTGCCCGATCGAGTTGACGGGATCGAGTTCGACAAGTGGGGACAACCCACCAATTACCACATGCTCAAAACCCACCCGGGCGATGTATGGGCACTCGGTGCTTGGGAAAAGGATGACATCCACCCCGACGACATCATTCACATGTTTCGAGTCGAGCGCCCCGGCCAGGTGCGAGGGATTCCCGAGATCACTCCCGCGCTCCCGTTGTTCGCTTATCTGCGACGATGGACTCTCTCCACGATCGCTGCGAGCGAGACGGCCGCGAACCTTTCGGCCGTGATCGAGACGATGGGGAATGATTTCGATGACGATGGACCGGAGGACGTCGAACCGTTCTCCAATGTTGAGATCGATCGAAACATGATGGTGAGCTTGCCTCGCGGCTGGAAGATGAACCAGTTCAAGCCTGAGCAACCGACGACGGGCTACGAGGTCTTTCGCAATGCGATCCTCGGTGAGATCGCTCGATGCGTCCACATGCCGAGCAACAAGGCCTTGGCCGATTCCAGCCGGTACAACTACAGCTCCGGGCGCCTGGATCATCAGACCTACTACGAATCGATCGGAGTCGAGCAATCGCAATGGGCTGTTGAATGTCTTGATCGCATCTTCGAATGGTGGCTCGATGAGGCACTCATGCTCACCGGCTATCTCGACAGTTCCGACGTGGGCGAAGTCGATCACGATTGGCGATGGAATCCACCAAAGCATGTCGATCCGCAAAAAGAAGTTGGAGCCGCGATCGATGCCATCGAGGCAGGCCTCTTGAGCGAGGAGCGTTATCTCCTTTCAAACAACATCGATCCCGAGGAGCATTACCAACAGCTCACCCGCCAGGCTCTCCGACGTCGCACGTTGTCGACGCTTGGGGGCCCTCTAGGGAATGCCGAACCTCCAGCTCCACGAGCACCAGCTGCAGCTCCTGCGGGCCAGTCGATGGAGGCTGAATCGGAGCTTGAACCGAGCGAGTCCCCGACAGGTGAATTCAAAACCATGTCGCGGCGACAATTGCAGAATGCCACGAAGGCCGTCGACGATGCGATCGATCGATTGCGAACCGGTGAATGGAGCGAGACTCGGACTCGAGTCTTCCTATCTAGCGTCGGATTCAGCGATCGAACGATCAACAGTCTTCTGGATGAAGTCCTCGAGGAGATTGGAGCAGAATAGTGGCATGCGATGATCAAGAGCTCGAAATCGGCTTCCTCGGCGAGCAGTTCGACATGCACATCAAGCAAGGTGCCGATTACGGTCCCGTTCGCTTCGAACTCAGCTACGAGGACGGATCGCCCTTTGTGCTCACCGGTGGAACGGTTCGCTGCGAGATCCGCAAGAAGGGACTCGATACCGGCCCCGCGATCGCAACTCCAGTGATCAACATCGTCGCAGAGAATGCTTTCACGCTTCACCTGACCAAGGCTCAAACGCTCGCGATCCCCGCCGGTGAGTTCATCACCGACAAGGCGAGTGGATACGTTCATGACATCTTTTTCGATGCACCCGACGGTGGCCCGACGATGCCATTGTATTGGGGCAATGTGTTTTGTTTCCGCCGCGTGACTAAGAGCTGATTTCATGCCCTCGAACATCTATCCGCCTGCGATCATCAAAAGCGAGATCACCCGCACCGGCGCCGTCGGTCCACCTGGCCCAAACGAAGTAACTGACGAGACTGACACCAATCTGACCGGCCCGCTTTTTGGAGACGGAAGCAAGGTCCGAGTTGCCACGCCAGAAGAGGTTGTTAGCAAAGCTCAGGTAAGTGCCCTTCTGCAAGCCGCACTGGAACCGTATGCACTCGCGTTCGATTCGTTCTCTGCGTTTCTAGCTGGTCCATCGGCTGACGTTGTTTCGCTGCGAGATGAAGTCTACACAGTTCCAGATGACACGACTGTAGACGCGGAGCTTCGTGGTGAAACTCGTCAATTTGTTGGCGGTCTCTTTGTTCGAGACGACACTGCAACAGTCGACAACGGGATTGTTATTCAAAATACAGCGGGAGCGAAGTACGTGCGACAGTGGGATGGGGTAAACATCGTTCCAGAGTTTTTTCGAATTGGTCGAGGAAGCCTTCGCAACGACACGGACGCTATCACGGCAGCAGCGACGAAGTTGACAAAAGGTGGCACGCTACGACTGCAAAACAAAAAGACGTACTGGGGGAAATTGATCACTGTACCGCCCGGCACGAAGATGATCGGCGGCACAATCAAGAGAATCCAGCTAGCACAGACGACTCTCGCAGCTCAAGCGAATGCTGGAGCGACGACGATTACTGTCGCGGATGCGTCTACTTTTCGCGTTGGGATGACGATTCAGATAGCCACGGGGCTCGGCTATCAAGACACTTCGACCCGAGATAGTGCGGGATTTATCGTCAACAATATCAACGGAAACGTCATCACGCTCAGCCGTGCGACTCTTTACACGATGACATCGGGTGCGAGCGTCTTTGAGTACTGCTTGCAGTTTGCATGTTCTGAGACGACACCATCGCTAAACGATGCTGATGTTCTTTGCGAACATGTGACTTTCGACGGGAACAACACACAGAACAATGCCACGCATAGCTGGACGTTGAACAACTGCGCTATGGTTTCCGGATACTTACAGTCAATTCGGTTCAATAAGTGTCGCTTTATCGACATGCCTTCCGACGTTGTGACTGTAGCCGGAAAAGCATGGTTTACGGAATGCGAATGGCGAGACGTATATGGTGCTTGCGTGCACGGATCGTCAGGGACAGATGCAGGAGCTGAGGGAGTGTGGATTGAGAACTGTGTTGCAAACAATGTTTGCATCTCTTCTGCAACGGAGAACGGACATGGAACGTATGTCGGGTTCTATACGCAATCTGCTCGGACTCGCGACATTCGCGTGCAGAATTGCAGGCTAACCGATTTGAATTTAGGCTACGTCTTTTCCCATCAACATCCAGGGATGTATCTAACCGATTCAAGGGTAGAAAATGCTCGCGGAATCTTCGCCGACATTTCCCGAACTGAGCCAGACGAAGCCCCCAAAATTATCGGGAATAACTTCATCAACGCAGGCAATATTATCACTGGTGGTGTGGGTGACATTCATCTTAATACGGGTCTTGTGATTTCCAACAATAGTTTTTTGAACACGTCGATTCGATGTGTTGGAAACAAAGACGCTGTTATCACTGCCAATAGTTTTCGCTGGACATCCGACTATCAAACGCGAGTGAACGCTGGAGAGATCGATTCAATTGGAGCAAACTACGGAGTATTACTTTCTGGAGAGGTCCAGTTTTCCGATAACGCACTCGTGAACGAAGCACCGAATTCGTCGGCTTTGACGCACGGGGTTTTCGTTCTAGCGTACACTGGTTTCCAGCCTAAATTCAACGCAGACAACAATCGAATTGAGGGTTTCTCGATCGGAATCGAAACATCGCAAGGGCTAGTGACGGCACCGACTCCTACAGCTTTTGCGATGCGTGGAAACCTCATCGTGATTCCAACAATGTCAGGGACTCGACGCGGTATTCTATCGCGAATTTCCGGGGCTCAAATTGTTGGCAACACGGTAATTGCAACATCAGCAGCAGATGCAATTGGGATCTATGCTCAAGGTGTCGACACGATCACGAATCCAGCATTAGTAGCAGGTCCAGTTATTGGGAACACAGTGCTAGGCTGTGCGACGTGGTGTCAAACAGCTTGGTTTGACAACATCATCACGAACAACGTATACGAGGGAGTCTATAACAATATTTCGTCTCCGCTTCAGCGAATCGGAGCGAATACCAAAATTGAAACGGTGGGGGGAGTTCGGCAAGGGCTAACGGAAATCGGAGGGCGTGTACTTGCACAGAATGACATCGTGATGCGAAAGACTGGGGGCGCTCAAATCTATCTCGGAGATGGTGATTTCTCCGGATCGTTCGAGCTTGCTAGCCCCGGCTTGGGCCCAGTCGTGGGTGGTCTCGGCGCACGCGGCAATCTAGGGATGTATGTCTACACAGGAAGCTCAACACGCACGCTCGGAGCGGAGTTGAAGCATAACCTTACATTCAATCCAAAAGGTGGCATTGAGCTTGCCTCTCTGACAGATGCGGCGGCACCCAACAGCACGCTCTACATGTCTACGACGCAAGGAAAGCCAGTGTGGAAAGACGCGAGCGGTGTTGTGAATCCTATTTACTAATGCGGCTCGTTCATCGGCACTGATTTTGTGACAGCCTGTCACAAACAAGGCGCTGCACCGAACCAGACCGCAATTGTTCGCACCCCTCTTTTGTGGGGTAAGCTGATTTTTCGGAAATCTTTGCAAAAAGGATTGTCTACCACTTGCCAATTGTCCGACAATTGGGATATAGTATTACACATGCAACCGAGACGAGCTGCGAACGACAGCCGCAAGTAGTTGCGAAAATGAAAGAGTCGCAAAGATGACCACCTACCAGATCAAGTCCGTCAAGATCAACGAAGAATTCACCGGCGCTCTCGCCGACGCGATTGCACGAGCAATCGAGATCAACGACGAGTACCAACCATCCTACGGCGTGCAAGTCGAGGATGAATCCGGCGAAACGCTATGGGATTCGGAAGAAAACGAAGAGGATGCCGAATAGTGATTCTGCCGGAGAAATTATCATTCAGGCCCGGTGAACTCGCCGGGCCGATGGAAGACAGATTGAACCAGCTCGGTAAAACTCCATCTGAGTACATCAGGTGGCTTATTGCGAGCGACTTGGGAGTTGACGCGCCGGATATGCCGCGTGGTAATCCGGACGCTGCAGCGCAAGCGGAGATGGCCTCCAAGGCGGCAGCAGCGAAAAAGCGCAAAGCAAAAAAGAAGAAACGAAAATAGCGGATGGCTTATCCGCTATTGAGATTCTTGCATCGTACGCAAACGGTAAAGCGACTGGATCGGTTCCAGTGTGACGAGAGACTCAAAAGGGCCAAGAGTGACAAAGCTACGATCGGGCAGCGTTACAGGCAACCACGAGTAGGGTAAACCGTCGGTGCAGGTTCGACTCCTGCCGATGCGATTAGACGCTATCAGCAATGCAGCACAGGTGATACATGAAAAATGCAAGTAAGCCCATCAAGGAATTGATTCACTGGATTCCAGTCGAATCGCAGATGCCAGACGAAGGGATTGCCGTATTGCTTTACAACGGAAACGGATCCGAGCCAGTTTACCCTGGATACTTTGAGGAAGAGACGCAGGACGGTTTTGTCTGGAGATGCTTAGATGGATCGTTGATGGAAAACGTGACCCACTGGGCAGAAATGCCAGCGGGACCAAAGTAACAAGTGCCGGTTTAGCAGCCGCAAGGGGAGAAGAGATGAGAGAACTACATGAGGCAATTGCGGACGTTCGCAAAGACATCCTCAAAGCTGACGAGAGTCGCAAGAAGGTCAAAAAGAGGGTCGACATTGGTGCGGCGCACGAAAGTCACCTTTACTACTCCGAAGGCTTGGTTGCGGGTCTTGAGTCTGCTTTGGCCTTGATGGAAGCCAGAAGGACGGATCGTATTCCGGAATGCGACTGCCGAGACATTCCGAACTAACGAGTCATAGCGGCAGTGTCGCAAAGGAAACACAAAATGACGACCGCAATTGAAACGTCGATCAAGGACAATGTGAAGCGAGCTGCGACTAGCAGCAAGTTTCCAGATGTCGACTGGCTCAAGTCGGTAGGGTTCAAGATCGATGAGACTGAGAAGGTCACATGTGCAACAATCGTAATCGATGACTACGACAAGACATCTGCGAAAGCACACGTCGACTTGCGTCTCTCGCTGCATAAAGCGGATCCAGACGAGTGGATAACAGATGTCATATCCTACAACGAACAGGACGAAGAAGAGAACGCAGTTGGCTTGGTTGGTTCGTGGCTGAAGACTCGCGCCGAAGTGGTCCGTTTATGTAAGGCACTCGGCGTAAAGTTGTGGAGGTGTAATTAAATGACGACAGCAATTGAAACCAAGGAACGCCCGATCCTGTTCTCAGGCGAGATGGTCCGAGCGATCCTCGACGGACGCAAGACACAGACGCGACGGATCGTGAAGCCACAGCCAGCGGGATTATGGGGAAGCACTGGCAAAGTGTTTGGGCATACCTTTTCTGGAGTGCTGGAAGGTCCTAAGGATCATTACTGGGTCTGCAAGTACGGACAGCCAGGAGATCGGCTTTGGGTGAGAGAGACTTTCACTGTTTGTGCCGACAGCAATATTTTCTACAGGGCAGACGGAAAGCCTGATCCATGGGATGGAGTGGAGTGGAAGCCATCGATCCACATGCCTAGACGGGCTTCACGCATCACGCTGGAGATCACTGGCGTGCGAGTCGAAAGGCTGAACGACATCAGCGAGGAGGATGCAATTTCAGAGGGAACTGAGAACCGAAGCGATCTTGCTTGGGGGCACGGTGGTCAAGGCAACGACATGGCACGTTGGGCTGTCGAACATGGTCATAGATACGGATTCTTGCATCTTTGGGAATCGATCAACGGCGAAGGATCGTGGGCACTCAATCCGTGGGTTTGGGTGGTCGAATTCAAGAGAGTCAGTGCGGACTAGATAATGGCACTTGCTCACTAACCTCTAATTGGTACTCACGCGGCTCGGATTTTGTCCGAGCCGTTTACGTTGGGTCTCATGGGATCCAAGAAACGACGCGAGCGACGCATCGCAACAATCGCCTCTCTCCATGCGGAGGCTCAATCGCCAACTAACGAGCTCACCCTCGTTGGCTCTGGTCCGATCGAGCTGCTCCATGCTGCCGAGGGTGCGACCGAGGCCACTCGATTCATAAATCAAGTGGTATACACGGGCGGTGTCATGTTCCCTCAGCTGAACATGGCCAACGGCTACCAAGGTGCGGCCGTCGTCTCTTGCGATGGTGTGGAGATCGATTCGGATACTCCGCTAAATCGCGATCATGATCCCGCTCGACCTGTTGGCCACTGCCCCGACGTCCACAGCGACGGGAAGCAACTGCTCGCCTCCGGTGAGTTCTCCGTGCAAAGCGATGACACGCGCGAGATTACCTCGAGCAAACGCTTTCCATGGAAAACATCCATCGGTCTCATCTTGCTCGAGTGGGAGATCGTCCGCGAAGGTCAAACCCTCCAAGCGAACGGAAGATCGTTCGAGGGTCCCGTGCTCTATGTTTCGCGCTCGAAACTAAAGCACATCGCTATTCTGTCGGAGCCTGGCGATATGAACGTCCCACGGCTCATGCTTGCTCAACTCACACAAGGGAACGCCGCAATGGGCTTTGAAGCTTGGGTCGCCTCGCTCGGTTTGGATGTCGCTACGCTTACCCCCGAAGCGATGGAAGCGCTTCAGAATCAATACAACGCTCAATCGGGCGCATCCTCTGAGGGCGGTGACTCTGCCGCAGCCTCCGCGAGCTCCGATGGGGCATCGAGCGACGACCAACCGCCACCCTCCGCCACCGCAGCCAATGGAGCGGGGAATACACTTCTCGCGGGTGGCAATGGAGCTCGCTCCAATCAAACCAACGATCTCGCAGCCCAATACCGCGAGACCCTCGCGGCCGAACATGCTCGAGCCACAGAACTGCGAACGCTCTGCGCTCGATTCAACGATCCGACGGTGAGCATCAACGGGACGGCGGTTAATCTCGCGGCTCACGCGATCCGAGCAGGATGGACGGCCGAGCGTACTGAACTCGAAGCACGTCGCCACCAAGAGCTCGAGGCGATGCGTAACAGCCGATCGGCTGGCCCAGGGATCCACAGTACCTCGAGATCGCAGCGTGGATCGCTCCACACCTTGCAAGCGGCTTTGCTGCTCCGCGCGAACATCGCTCTCGATTGTGCTCAATTCCAAAGCTCGGAGATCCGCGATCGACTCCCCGAATGGCTCCGCGCTGGAGTCAACGATTCGAATCGACAGCGAATCATGGATCAGGCTCACGAGTTCCGATCGATCTCGATGCTTGAAGCGGCCGGGATGGCTCTCAATGCGATCGGGCAAGATGTCCCTCGCAACCGGGTCGACATGCTGCAAGCCGCTTTCTCCTCGGGTGCAGTGACTCAGCTTTTCGGAGCTACCCTCGGTGCTCAAGTTCTGGCCTCCTACGCGGAGATCGAGGACTTTTCTCGAGGCTGGACTCAAGAGCGAGAAAACCCCGACATGGAATTCCATTCGCGGATCCGTATGGAAGCCGCTGGGGATCTCTCGCTCCATCCAGCGGGTGGCGAAGCAGATCATGCGACCCGAGCTGCTCGCAGCGAGCAAAGCAAGGTTGATCGCTTCTCGCGTCAAATGAACATCGACGAAGCGGACTTTATGAGCGACAACTTCGGCAAGCTGGCCGATACGCCTCGCGACTTCGGTCTCGCGGCCGGTCGAGTTCGCCCAAGCCTCGTCGCCGCGATTCTCCTTTCGAACCCGAACCTCTTGGTCACCGGTCGACAGCTGTTCAATGCGACCGACGTCTCCGACATCGGAACCAGTCAGGCTCTCGATCGAGGTCCTCTCTCGTTGGCGATCGCCAAGCTGGGATTGCGACGCGATGGCGACGCATCGCTCAACCTGAGAGCGACTCACCTACTCGTTCCTCCATCACTGCGAGACACGGCGGTACAGCTCACCAAGAGCGATATCGTCATGGTCGATGGTGGCAAGGGATCGAAGAACGTTCTCAAGGACTACAACATCACACCGGTTAGCGAGGCTCGCCTCGAGAACGGCATGATTGATCCAGTTACCAAGGCGCCTCTTTCCGGATCGTCAACCAACTGGATCCTCGTTTCGGCAGAGGCTCACACGATCGAGGTTACCTACCTCGAGGGAGCTGGACGGGTGCCGATTGTCACCACCAACCCTCTGATGAATGGGGCCTTTGGTCTCAATATCTCGGTTCGTCACTACGTCGGATCCCGAGCCCAAGACTTCAAAGGGTTCGTCCGAGGCCGAGCATAACGCTAAGCCGGTGCAACATTCTGCTCCGCTTGCTCGGTTGCATGCGGAGCCCGTTTCATTGATGAAATCTGTTTAGGCTGCAAAACATGAAAGTAAACGTTCTTCGAGAAGTTAAGGTCGATGGTGTTCCTACACGGCCAGGCGTGAGAAACATCGAGGATGGATACGCTCGGTCTCTCATCGCCGCAGGTTGGGCCGAAGAGGCCTCCGCAAAGGATGAACTGGATCCCGACGACTCCGAGTTAATCGGCAACCGTAGCGATGACGACGACGAGCCGAACCCAAATCCAACGCAAGCCGCAAAGGCTCCGGCCAAGAAAAAGAAAGCCCCCAGCGCGGGCTAGCTGACCCAACGCAACCAGGTCTCTATCGAGCTGACCTAATCCAATCCACCGCAACCATTGTTCAGTGAGATCAGTATGCCAAGTTTCAAGTATGAGGACGGAGTTCAACAGTTCACCAACTCGACAGGTGCCAAGCTGCTTAGCGGCGATATTGTTCTCCTGCCCGACGGGAAAGCGGGAATCGTCGAGGGGCTTGCCGGTGTCGCCAATGGTGCGATCGGCATGTGCCGAACCAAGGGAATCGTGACCGTCGACAAAGCGAGCGCCACGGTGATCGCTGCCGGGAACCGAATCCAGATCGCAACCGCGACGAAGCTCGCCACTCCCAAAGTGGGAGCGGCAGACGGTGGCAACATTCTCATGGGGCGAGCGGTCGCAGCTGCCGGAAACGGCACGCTCACGGTCGACGTCTCGCTGAACGATCAAGGGCCAACGATCTAATCGATCGGGCTCACTAATCCATCATGCCCCCACGCCAACGTATTACAAGCGCCCGGATACGTGGCGTGGTTTTCACGATCTATCGGCAGTCCAAAGTGATTGTCGACGGAGAAGAGGTAGACGCCTCGTGTGACTCGCCCGATCACACGAGGCGCTCTATCACCATTCGAACCGGTCTCACGCCCCAGCGCGAACTCGATGTCCTGATCCACGAGATGCTCCACGGAGCCTATTGGGATCTCAGCGAGGAGGCGATCGCCGAGACTGCAACCGACATCGCGGCTGTGTTGTTCGCGATGGGTTACCGAAAACGCCACTCGCCCCCCAAATCACCATGCCCATCAAAGAAGAAGACCTCCTCGAGTGGCAAACGCTCGACGAAGAAGCCTCCGAGCTAACTCGAAAAGCAAAGACGCTGCGGGATCGACAAAGCCAACTCGAAGAGAAGTTCGCGGCCGAACTCAAGAAGTCGGGAAAGGCTTCTATGAAGCGGCTCGGCTTCCTCCTCGCTTGGATGCCAGGTCGAGCCACCGTGCAGTGGGCGGCCGAGTACCTCAAGGAATGCGGAGCTGAGAAGGCCAATCAGCTCAAACAGGCTGCTGCCGATGCTGCGGCCAAAGGTGAGAAGAAACTATCCATCACACCCCCGAAGCCTACTGAATGAATTGGCAACTTTGGTTAGCGATCGCCGTGCAACGCCTCATCGCCCTGTGGGCTTGGTCCGCCGCGACCGAGCTCCGCAAATCGATGCGTCGCCCTGCAGGAACGTTCGCCATTGCCATACTCGCTTGGATGTGGCCGGTCGGTGTGTTGATTGTTGTCGCTGTTCAAGTCGCCCTCGCACTGCAAAAGGAAAGCAAGTGATCAATCGCCCGATGCTTGGTTTGCTCGCAATGCTCTGCTCGCTCACTGCGATCGGATGCGTCGAGGATGGTCCGCAGAACTACCGAGCTTTGCCAGCTCCTGCACCCGAGTCGCCGGTGGTCAATCCACCTCTCAACGTTCGCCAATCTAACTGGCTCGGGGGAGCAACCGGCCGCGAGGGCTCCTGCGCTCATGCGTCGCTCGTCTCGATGCTCAACTGGCAAAACGAGTTCGACCTGGCTCGCAAGTGGAAGCAAACCTACAGCGGAGGGGAATACGCATCTCGCATGCGTGAGAGACTCGATCGAGAGGGTGTGAAGTATGCGTACACCGAGCAGGCCAATCTCGCATTGCTCGACTTTGCTCACTCGACGAGGCGGGGCGCTCTCCTCTGGTGGAAGCCTGCTCACTGCTGCACGTTCGTCGGATGGGTCGAAGCCAACGGGAAAACCTATGCGGTGATCCTCGATAACAACAGCGTCGCCAAATACGAGTACACCGAGCGAACGCAATTCCATCGACTTTGGGCGAGCTATGGCGGCTTTGCTTTAACCGTTCTCGGTGATCCACCCAGTCCTCCACCCTATCGCTCCTACGAGCGTATCGGGGTGCCCACTTTCTGATTCTTAACGAAGGAATAGGCTGCACTATGTCAGGAACCAGCGATCGAAGCGAGATTCGAATCGTACTAACCATCGGATTACTAGCGGCATTCGTTGTGCATGCTCTCACGCTCACGACTGCTCAGCGTGCTGCTCCCTATGTGGAGGCCGCTCTCTTTACCGAACGAGTCGAAACGGCCCCACCTGGTGGGATCAACTTTGATCAAGTTCAGAATGCGGGGCCCGCGCATTCGCTGCCGGTGAATGCAGCGGCTCGCGATGAGCTCAAGAAACAAGCCCCCGTCTGCATACCATGCCAGCAAGTCAATGGGACCACGCCGCAGCTGCAGCCGAGCCAACCGGCCGGAGTGAATCCAAAGCCAGTAACCGCTCGATACTCGATCTCGGTCTTTGTTCTTCACAACGATCCGGAATCGCAAAGGATGCTCCAATGGTGGAACACGAATGAGACTTTGCAGAAGTGGAGACGCGCAACAAACTTCCACGTCTACACTCGAGACAACGAGCTCTACAAAGGCCGCTTTGCATCAAAGATTCCCCCGACGGCTTTCCCGGCCGTGATGGTCACCGATCCGAGTGGCGGACATGTGTATCTATGCGATCGCACTTGCTTACCCAAATCGGAAGCAAGCCTCGTTCAAGAGGTGGCAGACGCGACCGCTTTGCAAAAGCAAGTGGTTCAACAATCCGCTCTCCAGCCCGAGCCTCCGGTAGCTCCGTTCCTTTACCAAGCAGCCGCGGCCCTAGGCAATGCGACTCGCCCACCCGATTGTCCCGACGGCAATTGCGAGCCCGACAATCGATTGTTTCCGATCAATCTCGGAGACGGTGGGTTCCTCGATCGAGTTCGCAAACCGGATCAGCTCGAGGGAGTGGAGGGACTGATCCGATCCATTCTACGACCGGGTGAGACACTGCTCACAATGGGCCTGGTTCTCGTCGCGGTGTTCCTGCTTGTCTACTTCATCAAACGCCGAGGGTAACCGTGATCCTGTTAGCTATTGTCGCCTGCATTGCTGCATTCCTCTTTTGGATGCTCATCCCGTCGAAGCGCAACGGAACATCGCCGCCGGTGAGTCCTGCGCCTGCATTCGTATCGCCCTTCGCTCCGATCGTCGAGTCGCCGCGAACGAGTCGCGATCCGACGAAGGGGCCAAATGAGATCGCGATCGACGAGAAGATGCGAATCATCGAGGCCTCGCTCCGCAAGAAGCAGGCCGCCAAGTTCGAATCGGAAGTCCTCGCCGAGGCTAAGGAGTTGATCGAGGCCGATGAGTAATTTCCTGAGCTCGGGAGCTGGATGGCTCGCGAGACAACTGAACGAGCATACCACGGATTCCGTCGTCTATTCGCGTGGCTCGGTGTCGATCCGTTTGTGCGGAACCAAGGGGCGATCGACATTCGAGTCCGCGATGTCCGACGGAACGGTCATGAGATCCGAGCCGGTCGACTGGATCTTTACCGATGACTCCCTCTGTCGATTGCTCGAGCGATACGATGAACCACTCGATGGCGATCGAATCGTCGCAGACAAAAAGATCTACGAGGTCCTCTCTCCCGGCGATGAGAAGCCTTGGCGATACGCAGACCAATTCGACAAGACCCTCCGGATCCACACGAAAGAAATCAATTGATGGCGAACTACAAACTGAGCTCGGCGATGTCGGTGAATGGAAAGATCCACTTGGCCGGATCCATTCTTCCAGCTTCGGAGTTCGCGACCATGGACGAAGAAGTCTTCGGGGCTCTCATCGATGACGCTCACATTGTGCAGACAGACGCTGCCACAACTCTCAAGACCATGCAAGAGAAGCCCTCGCTTTTTCCTTCTCGCCGGAAGCAAGCTGCTGAACCGAAGAACAGCGAAAAGCCACCCGAGAAGGCAGTGGAGTAAAGATTGAGCCACTTAAACCCAGGACGATGGCTTAGCGAGCAACTGCGATTGATCATCGCCGCTGCTCCGGTCGACGAGAACTATGTCGAGGGAGTTTCATTGCCAATGGCTCCGGGCCCGGTAGAGTCGATCGAGGATTCGCGATTGCCTCGCATCAACATCGAGAAGCTTGAGGAGCGAAAGATATTCCTAAGCGATCGAGCCCGATCGACAACCGCAGGTGGTCGATCTCCTCGCCGTCGAGAAGTCACGCTCCAGCTCATGCTCATCGAGAAGCTCAATTCGGAGTTCGAGGGCTTGGAAGGACTCATCGAGTTGATGTACGCGATCGACGAGTTGATCGCGGCTCAATCGCAACTCGGTTGGCTCCGGAGCGACAACCAGCCGATCTATGATCTCGACGCACTAAACCAAAACCACCTTTTCCGCAGCGTGCTCACCTGCACGTTTGGCAATAACCACTAAACCGCACCACGCTAGAAAGGACACGCTATGCCAACCGCAGCACCTGCAGGATGGGCCATTTCCCCAATCGGATTGGACTGCAAGCTCTACATCTCCGATAGCTTCGCAACTCCGGCTCCAACTCGGCTCCTCATCGATCGAGCGATCAACGTCACTAACCCAACCTCGAAAGGGAAAGCCGAGCTCCTTTCGCGCAAAACAAAGTGGAAGCCAAAGCGACCAACGCTTCGAGAGATCGGGCTGGATTTCGGATACCGCTACACCCGAGGAACGGACGCGGTGTTCGCAGCGCTGAGAGCATCCTTTACGACCGACGTCACCAAAATCTTTTGGGTGATGGATGGCGACATCGACATCATCGGAACGCAAGGGTGGGTGTTCCCCGGCCAAGTGTTCGATTTCCCAATCGATCAACAACTAGAGGACGGTCAGGTCGTCGACATGAACGTCGATCTCGTGGAGTACTACGAATCGAGCATACTAATCGAGCCTCAATGGTTCGTTGTATCGGGCGCGTAAGACACACACAGTTTCATTCCCTCATTGGAGGCTGCAATCCATGAAAGATACGAAGGGCCGAGAGTGGATCTTTCGATTCACCGGCCGCACTGTGCGAGAGCTCGCTGCGGAGACCAAGCTCGACACCAAGGCCCTCACCGGCCCCAACTCTCTATTGATTCGCATCGGTCAAGACGAAGAGACGCTTTATCGAGTCCTCTGGATCACGATTCGCCCTCAAGCAAGGGAACTCGGGGTGAATGAGGATGAGTGGTTTGAATCGCTCGATAACGACAGTATTCAAGCGGCCGCTCGAGAATGGGTGGAGGCTTACATAAATTTCTCCCATCCCGCTCGCAGGGCGGTACTGAAGAAGACACTCGAGGCGACGGTCAAACGCATGGATCAAGCGAACACCGAGATCGAGAGTCTACTGGCGAGCGGGGAACTCGATGCGAAGATCGAGGAGGAGATCGATCGAGCGTTGACGAAGAGCAATCTCTCGAATCCGTATACGAGCATTGCTGCGAGTTCGCCGGAATCGTCGGAGTAAATCCCGACGGCTTCACGCTGCGAGAGCTGCTCACCATGGCTCGCTCTCGCATGCGTCACGATTGGAATCAAACCGCGGATCTCATGGCACTCATCGCCAATGTGAATCGCCCCAAGGAAAAGCGAGCTTACAAGCGATCGCAATTCCACCCGATGGAAACCCATCAACGACGGCCGGGAGTCTTGTTGACTCCGGACGTGATCCGATCTCAACGAAAGTTCTTCGCGAAGTGACACCATGATCGAGATGAAGATCGGATCGAAAGATTGGTTCTTTGATCGAGCCGCGGTGGAGAAGGTCATCGACGAAAAGGAATCGAAGGTCTTCAACCGAATCGGTGGACGTATCCGCACCCATGCCATGCGAGGGATGCGATCGCAACGCAAGCCGAAGCGAAAGAAGATCCAGCCAACTCCGTCACCACCTGGCCAACCTCCGAAGCGACGGGTCCCGATGGGATCTGGTCTAACGAAGATCTGGTACTCGTACGATCGCCCGAATCATCGAGTCGTTGTCGGGCCGCTCAAATTCAACTGGTCCGAGTATCCCGAGATGACGGTACCGCAGCTCCACGAGTTCGGTGGCTCGGTAACGATCACGGAACTCGACATGAGCGTGACCCGCGAGGGCTGGCAAGCTCCGGGAGGTGAACGATGGGTACGGGTCGGGAAGCGTGGACGCATAAACAAGTTCAATCGCCCGATGCGCACCACCACCGCCAACTATCCGGCCCGGCCGTTTATGTATCCAGCCCTCGAGGCAAACCGGCAGTTTATCGCCGATGCTTGGTCGGGCGCTCGCGTCGGAGTAGGAGCAGGCTGATATGAGTCGTGAGATACAAGCAGGACGCGCATCGGTCTTCATCGAGGCCAATCGTAAGCGATTGGCTGCCGGGCTCGCGGCTGCACAAAAGCAGCTGCAGACCTTCGCGGCAGGTGCTGCGAAGGTTGGAGCCGGTGCCCTCGCTGGATCTGCTGCTATGTTCGCACCGATGGCCGCTGCAGTGAAGCACTTCGCAGATACCGGCGGAGCCCTCGACGACATGGCGCAACGCACAGGCGCAAGCGTGGAGGCCCTCTCGGGGCTTGGTTACGCGGCGCAGATGAGCGGGTCGAGTCTCGAGGACGTAGAGAAAGGAATCCGCAAAGTACAGCAAGGAGTCTCCGCGGGATCCTCTGTATTTGGAGAGCTTGGGCTCTCAATCGAGTCTCTGCAATCGATGTCGCCAGATCAACAGTTTGCCGCGATCGCGGACAAGCTTGCGGCCATTGAGAATCCAGGGGAGCGAGCAGCGAAAGCGATGGAGGTCTTTGGCAAATCCGGAGCCAACCTCCTGCCGTTGTTGTCGACCGGCTCGAAAGGAATTGAGGAACTCACAGAGCAAGCCGCCGCCAACGGTGCGGTGATGAGCGGAGAGCAAGCGCAATCAGCTGCAGCGCTCGGCGATGCGATCGATGGAGTTGGGATCTCGTTTGGTGGCTTGGTCAACACAATCGGTGCTCAACTCGCCCCAGTGCTTACCACCATACTTGGCCTGGTTACCTATGCGATCAATCGCTCTCGCGAGTGGATCGCCGCGAACCAAGGGATTGTGATCACGATTGGCGTCGTGGCTGCCGTTCTCGCTGTGCTCGGTGCCGGGCTCGTAACAGCTGCAGGCCTGGCCTACGGTTTATCGGTAGCAATCGCTGCCGTTGGAGCTGTCGCCTCGGCCGTCGGAACCGTGCTCGGAGTACTCGGGACCATCCTCACGGGTGGAATCGGAGTCGCGATTGCTGCGGTAGTCATCGGGCTCGCAGGCCTCGGGGCTTATCTGCTTTACACCTCCAACACCGGAGGTGCTGCGATGGACTGGCTGAGCGGTAAGTTTCAAATGCTGAGCGACATTGCAGGGCCAGTATTCAAAGGCATTCAAGATGCGATGGCGGGCGGGAATCTCGGACTCGCAGCCGAGATCGCTTGGCAAGGGATCCAGCTCGCATGGAGCAAAGGGACCGCGGATATTCGCGCCGCTTGGGATCAATGGTTCAACGGCTTGTTACAGAAAGCAGACGAGTTCATCGTTCAATTCCGATCGAAGTGGAACGATGTATCAGGCTGGCTCGCCGATCGCATGCTCGAGGCGTATGGGACGTTTGACAGCTCCTTTGATGCTGAGACCGCGAAGCAAATGCGACGCGAGGACACCAACCGACAAAACAACTCCTTCGCTGCTGGCGTTCAAGATCGTGCAGCCGGTCGAGACGCCGCAGCAAAGGAGGCTGAACAAAAGCGTATGGAGGCGATCGCGGCTCTCGAGGAGAAGCTCGCGGCCAACGTCGCGAAGGCTGCATCGGAAGCGGCAACCGCCGCAGAGCGATCGGAGAAAGCAAGCCAAGGGGTATTTGATCCGGAGGATATGCCCGAGACCGATAAGCCAACGGGGCGAGACTCCAATCAATCACTCGAAACGGATACCTCGGCAAACGTCGGGACATCGAGCGGCTTTGCGGCTGCATTGATGGGAATGGGCGGTGGGCCGTCGGTGGACCTCGAGCTCCTCGCGGAAAGCAAGAAGCAATCCGAATACCTCGGCGAGCTGCTCGCGCAAGCCGAACAACAAACGGCGGACGGGATGAATGGATTGAGCGCAGAGGTTGCAAGCAAAGAGCTTGGATCTCGGACGCCAGCCAAGAGATCGATCGAGGAGCAGCTCATCGCGGAGATGGGCAAATCGCTTCCGGTCTTGGTTGGGATTCGGACCGCATGTGAGAACTTTCGCGAGAGGGCTTGGCGATGACAATACGCGTCCATGAAAGCTGGGAAGCTCCCGTCACCACGCTCATCTATTCGGGCGAGGGAGAAGACAAGGGAGTCCTCGAGTACGAGATCACCAATTGCGCAACGTCGGCAGAGGCCTATACGGCACTCCTCGCAGGCAATGGCGATGATTGGCTCGGTATTCCGGGCGAGATCGACGGCTTGCTTCTGCGAACGATCGACATGCGCCCCGACGGTCCCATGGGCTGGAAGGCGACTGCCAACTACGGGGAGCCTAAGCTCGTATCTCGCGAGCTTGAGAAGCTGCCAAACGTCGGTGACTATCGAGTCTCCTTCAGCGCGAAACCCGCGACGGTCAAGCAGTACTTCGCAAAGTCGACGACGCGATACCCTGCAGGAGCTCCCGACTTTGGAGGAGCGATCAACGTCAATCGCGATGGTAAGGTCGATGGGGTCGATGTCATCATTCCGTCGCTTTCGGTCGTCGTCACTCAACGTATGGCGGGAGCCGCATTGACTCCGACCTACGCTCTCGCCGTCGCGAACTTGGTCGGGAAGTACAACAATGCGGGCTTTCTTGGTTTCCCTGCAGGCTCGCTGCAATTCACGGCAGGCGATGGCTCCCTTTCGTTCTCGATCGAGAATCCCGTATCGGGTGGAGATCCTATCGATCCACAAGATCGAGAGCTTTCTTTCGAGTTCCTCTACAGTCCGAACCTAAGCGGACTCACGATCGGAGATATTACCGGGATCAACAAGCTCGGTCATCAATACATGTGGATCCTTTGGAAAGACGATGTTGATGGGAGCGTCGTCGTGCAAAAGCCTCGCGCGGTGTACGTGCAGGATCTTTATGGGGTCGAACCCGCTTCATTCGCACCATTGGCGTTGACGGTGTAGCATGCGTCGCGTCTCCGGTTCAGAGTTTGACCCCAAGGCCTCCGAGTGGAATCTCATCGCCGATCAAGTGAAGCGAGCGGGGGTCCAATCGGATGCGTCGGACCTGCGGACCTGGTATGTCGAGGGATTCGGTCGGAACCTATCCGGTGAGCAGCTCGCGATCGGTGTGCCTGTATTGCTCGGGGCTTGGACACAAGAGAACTCGGGCAGCTTCACGAGCAACAAGCCGAAGGGCTTTCACAACGTTTACCATGCCTTCGTTCCAAACACGGTGAGCGAAGCCAATGCGATGGTCGGCAGATTGAATCGGATCGCCGTCACGCTCGAGGTGATTCCGAATAACGGAGTCGGCCGCATTGCGATCGCGGGAATTGTCGGTGCCAAGGTCTCCGGATCCGGAGAGTTTGCGAAGCCTCTCCCCAAGTCCGACGCAAACCATAAGACTCGCCTCGGTGTCGGCTCGTGGGGAGTACGCATTCTCGGGACAAGTTCCGATCAAACGTTCTCGATTCTCGATCTGAGCACTTATCAATTCAACGCCAGCTATTCGCTAACGCAGAATCGGCAAGCTCCGCCTTCAGGAACGAATGCCACGGTCGACGGTGCGACATCGTTGTTTGTGATCGACTCGAACAACTGCGCCACCTGGCAACTGAATGGGGATAGCGGAATCGCGACGCTACAAAACAATCGATTTGTGATCACTGTCCCATGGTGTGCAAATGCCTGATGAAATCATCATCGATGGGCCGGAAGATCCGCCAGCCCCACCGCTTAGCCCTCGCTATCAATGCCAGTGGTGCAACAACACCGCAACGGCAACCGGCTTTTGCGTGCCGTGCGGAGATCGCGCCGGCAAGTGTCGAGCTCCACGATGGAACGACATCAAGTTCTCGATCACGAACTCGCTACGGAGCCAATGGACGATACCACTCGCTCAGTTCTCCCCGCAAGCGGGATGCTGTGGGATCTGGCAGCAAAACCTTTTAGCTCTTCCTGGTTACGGCCCCTACTACCAATGGGGTTATTGGGAGCACTTTCGGTATCTTCAAACGGAGACCTGGCTCGCCTCGCATCAAGACGGAATCACCGGCGGCCGTTATGATCCGGTCGATCGATGGACGTACACGACTTTTCGGACCGGCTCAGCGGTGTCGATTTGGTGGTACTTCTTTCAGCTGACCTCGTATCGATTAGCGATCCAGCCGGTGCTTGTAAGTGGCGTATGCAAGCTTCGCGTATCCTTCACCATCTATGGATATCACAACGTCGCTCAGCTAGTGAAGTGGAAGACGAACGATGGGCGACCGAACACGGGCTGCCATATTGAGCTTTTCGATGGGATAACAGGCTATGCGAGCGCGAGCTACAATGTCGCCTATCCATGCTTGCCGTCGGATAGTGCGCCCCTTTGCTTTGGTGATTGGTTCGATGGGGTGAATCCCAACGCCGGGATGATGGCTTGGTATGAAGAGCAGGAATCCGAAACGCCAAACCTTGGCGTGAGTTATCCCTTCGCGAAAAGCTTCTGCAAAGACTTCGATGCACTACCATCGACTCCGATCGCCGTCGCTTCGATGAATGAAGCCTGCGGAACTACATGCGGGGTACAATCCTTTGGGAGTATTGATCCACCTGCAATCGAACGGCTCGTCACCTGGGAGGCGAGTTCAAGCACCGGTGGCAATACATGCGTCGCTTTCCCAGCTGCAACGCTTGGCCCGTCACCTTACAGCGACTGCAATCCGATCACACCAACTCCCGCTCCTGGCTCTGGATTTCAGCGTTTCTATCGTCATTGCCAAACGGCCTCGACGTTCGACTCCGAGTTGATGGACGGTAGCTCTCCGGATCCCGTTATTGCTCCTTTGGATCTCGGAACATGGACACTCCAATTCAGTCTATAAACCCGCTCCTGCAGGTGATTCGCGGGGAGAGACAACCGGCAGACATCGCGCCTCTGTTCGCGGTGCCCATCGAATCAATTCGCCAAAGGATCGAGCCTCCACCGGTGAAGCCCATTGTAGAGAAGATCGAGGAGCTCGGGCCGCGGCTGTGGCGTGAGTTGTTTCTCGAGATCCAGACGATTGCGCAGCTGGAAGCATGGGAGGAGAAGCTCCCGCCGTTCTGCTCCTGCAGGAAGTTCTACTTCGCATGGAAACAAGAAAACCCACCAACGCTAAGCGAGGGTGGGTTATCGTTTGAATGGAAACATGCGCTCAAGTCGGCCGTGAATCGCAAGCTCGGCCAGGCGGATCTCTCCCTCGAGGCGGCTCGCGAGTTCTGGCGATCGCAGCAAGTTATCTAAACATCATGGGGCGTGATTCGTCGGCCGTGCTGTATTCGATCCGGTAAAAGTCCAAGTCGTCGATCGTGATGCGTCTACCCTTGGGGGTATCAGGCTTCAGGCGAATATCGATTAGGCAATCGCCGTTCTCGAGATCCGGGGCGAGTTGGTCATTACCTGGCTCGAAACGGATCCCGGTAAGGCTCGATAGGATCTGAACCGTCGAAGCGAAGTGAACCCGCGAGTCGAGGCTCTTGGAATCGTGCGCATGCAAGATCAATTGACGGAGCAAATCGGGAGAGATGAGCGAGACCTCGAATCTCCCGACCGGCATCGGCATAGGGCGAGCGATTAGGTAGAGCAT